TGGGTGGTAGCACCAACATAACTTACAACATCAATGCCGTTGATGCACCTTCATTCCAGCAGTTAGTAGCAAGAGATCCAGAATTTATATACAATGTCAGCAGAATGGGTGCTCGTAGAACACCGGGAGGATAAAATTGTCGATGCAATTTATATTCGATAACACATCTAGCATAAGAATAGAAATGATTACTGCCAGTAGAAGTCAAACGTTTCCCAGCGGTGTAAGTCTACAAGATTATTCAATTGCAGTTAGAAATAATTTGCAAGGTGACGGCGGCGATGATAAAACATACAAATTCACAGTAGCACCACCTATAGGTTTAACATATTCCGAAAACAGAGATTTGTTAGAAGATTTATATTTTAATCAACAAACATCTGTAGCAAATATTAATTTGTCAAACAATTCAGGTATGGCATATATCACAGCAGAATTAGGCGGCATATTAGGAGATGCATTTAGCAATGTAGACAGCATTTACACACAAGCAAATAGTGTGTTTGTGTTAAAATCAAATGAAAGTGGCATCGATTATAATAACCAACATTTATCTAAAGAATATGAACATTATTCATATATAACAATTAGAGATTCTAGCGGTTTATCGAATGCTAACATATCAACTTATGCAGGTAATGTAGCATTAGAAGCCGGCACATGGTTACAAATGGTCGATGAATATAATACAGGAAATGTGCTATATGGTATGGAAAAACCTTTTAGGTTATTATCAAATGTAGTGTTTAGGGCTGATACTAGTCATCCTTTGACCAGTGTTGCTTTACCCGGTAAAAATATGAGACCTGATGGTAGAGATAATGTTTTTTATGATAGAGATCTAGGTATATTAGTAGACAGAATACCAAAATTATCTAACAAAGATAGTGCTTCGAATCCTAAGGATACAGAAATAAGAATAAAACGTGATAATGTAACATTTTTATTAAAACCCATATTTTTACCTAATTATTCAATAACACCCCATGATATAATCGAATTCGATGGTGATTTTGTGTTTATGGAGGAGACGTTAGTACCATAATGGCTATACAAAAATTAATAGACAACGCAACTGTTATTGATATAAACAGACAAGCACCATTCAGCACTGTGAGATCTAGATCCGGTGTGTTAAAATATGCAAAAAACATAGTTAATCCATATAGATTTGCTGTAAGTGTGCATCAAGGCTTAAAATATACTGAAAACAGAGAATTAATGCCGCAAATAGATCATTTAGATAGAATATTCGAAGAAAAAATACAATTAAACAATAATACCGGTATGAATTATTTGACTGCATACCTAGGTGATGCTACCACAACAGATTTAGCCAATATAACTGTAAATTCAGTATCAGGTGCAAACATTTATATCGACACTACAGGTTGTACAAGTGCAAATGCTTCATTGACATTATTTAAAAAAGGTGATTATATTCAACCAACCGGAACAGTAGGTGTACCTTTTGGTTCATTACGATCAAATACAGCAACTAACCCTAATATTGTTACACTAGATTTTGGAGGTAACGACAGATCATTAGAAGAAATTATATATGGTCAAATAGTAAAATATGGCTCAGTCAAAGTTGTCATGCCGGATAGTGCTAATATTACAAGTGCAGATGGTTGGGATACTGCATTAGGAAGTAATGTATATTATTTAGATTTTTCATCTACTTCATATCAAGGTAGATTTAAATTATATGAAGATAAAGCATTAACAACACCTTACTATCCTGCTACACCGGGCGATGGAAATTATACTGTTTCCGGTACTGCAACATTGGTTTTTAATAATTACTATAGATATCCTTATACTGTAACAGAAGATGTATCATATTCTGCAAACAGTAATGTTACAGTAAAATGTCATAGGGGTATAATATATCAAAAGGATTTCTTTGATATAGAAAGAGAAATAGCACCAGCAGGAGGAGATTTGTTAGTAGGTAATGATGTAACTTTTACAACAAAATTTACAGTAAAACCTAATTATACACTAGTCAATGGACAAAGAGTAGTAATAGATGATTTCGAATTATTAGAAGTAATTCGTGTTTATGACGGAATTTATTAATTATGAGTACAGATATAACAGCAGTTCAAGGTAATACAGTAATAAGTTGTTTGCTTATGGAATTAGATATCGATGGAACAACATATTATATTTCTAATGCTTACAAACCTGTTACGTACAATTCAAACACTTATACAGAATTAGGTTCTTTTTTAAGTGTTACAGAATTCACAGAAGATATCAAAGCAACCAATGGAGATATATCTGTAGTATTATCAGGTATTCCAAGTGAACAAAATTATTTGGGTCTTATACTTAACACAAAAATTAAAGGCGGCACACTAAAAATATACAGAGGTTTCTTTGATCAAAATACTCTAGAATTAGATACAGGTCAAGTGTATTTGAGATTTAGTGGTATAATAACTAATTTTGCAATTACAGAAGATACAAATACATTTAATGGACAAATGACTAGCAGTGTAACAGTGACATGTGCAAGTATAAACACAATTTTAGAAAATAAAATTAGTGGACAAAGAACAAATCCAGCAGATAGAAAAAGATTGTTCCCTAATGATGAAGTATTCGACAGAGTGCCGGAACTTTACAATATAACATTTGACTTTGGTAAAGAATATGTTAACAGAGGTGGAGGTTATGGCAGAGGCGGTGGCGGATCAGGCGGAGGCGGTGGAGGCCGTGATAGAACAGATAAGAGGCAAATGGCATAATGAAAGTAAGATCAGCACAAATCAAAGACTATGATGATATTCGCAGATTAATGATTGATTTTGCAAATTCAAATCCTGTTGAAGATTTGCACAATCCACAATATGATTTTACACATGTCAATAGAGTAATAGATCATATTTTAAAAACAGGATTAGCCATAGTGGCAGAAGAACATGGTAGAGTAATAGGCATGTTGTTAGCAACCATACAAGGTGATTTATGGTTGCCACATGTAAAACGCATGACTGAAGTAGCATGGTGGGTAGAAGAACAATACAGAGGAACAACAGCAGGAGCAAGGTTACTTAATCATTACGTCACTATAGGATTAGAACTAAAAGACAAAGACATAATAAGTTCTTTTACACTAACAACATTAGCAACTACCCCAGAACTCAAATTAGAACAAAGAGGTTGGGAAGCAATAGATTATAATTGGTTATATAGAGGATAAGATATGGCAGTATTTACAGCAATAGCGGCGGCAATTACAGGAGCAATTACAGGTGTAGGATTTGCGGCAGCCTTTGCGGCAGCAGGAACATTTACAGCACTAGGATTGGCTACTTCTGTGTTAGCGGCTGGTATAGGTATTGCCACAGCAAGAGCATTAGGTTTAGGTAAAGTTCCACAAATTAACACTGCCGATCCAGGCACCACAATACAGTTACCACCTGCTACATTTAATAGATTACCTGTGTTGTATGGTAAAGTGTTTACAAGTGGGCCTATATTTGATGCGGCTATCAGTAATGAAAATAAAACAATGACCTATTGTATTGCATTATCAGAAGAAACACAAACAGGAACATTCTCTGTTAGTAACATTTTTATGAATGATGCACGTTTGGTATTCTCAGGTAATACTGTTACAAGTCATGTAGATCCAAATGCCACATCGGATACTTCATTTGCTGGTAACGTTAGAGTAAATGTGTATGCCGGTGGTAGTGGTAGCGGTGACATAATATTTCCAACATCAGGAACAGGTAGCACAACACCTGCAAGTTCGATAGTATCTCATTGGGGAGCAAATCATACTGCAAACGCAATGGTATTTGCTGTAGTACAAATAGATTATGATGCAGAAAATGGTTTAACAGGTTTACCCACAATGACATTTGAGGTAACAAACAGTCTTAAAAACCCAGGTGATGTATTATTTGATTACTTAACATCAGATAGATATGGTGCTGGTTTGGCAAACACAGACTTAGATGTTAATTCAATAACAGGGACAGCAAATACATCAATGAAGGGTTATTGTGATGAACTGGTTTCTTACACAAATAAGTCAAATGTCAGCACAACAAATGAAAGGTTTGAAATAAACGGTGTTCTTAGCACATTCGATCCATGTTCAACAAATATTGATAAAATTTGTACTCACAGTGCAACATTCTTTACATTTGATGTTAAACAAGGTAAATTCAAAGCAGTTCCTAATAGAGCAATCAGTGCCGCAGAAGAAGCCAATTGTTTAGTGTATAATGACGACAACATTGTTAGTAAAATAGATGTTAGTTCAACAGAATTATACAATTTGTTCAATGCTGTAGAAATAGAATATCCGGATCAAAACAGAAAAGATCAATTAAACACAATTAAATTAGAAATACCTGCAGGTGATAGAAACGCAAATGAACCTGACAATGTATTAAGTTACAAATTAGATTTGATTAATGATAATATTAGAGCAGAAAGATTAGCAAATATAGATTTAAACCAAAGTAGGACCAGCACTGTTATACAATTTGAAGCAGACTTTTCAGGCATACAATCTGATGTAGGTGATGTTATTAGAGTAGTAAATCCTGTAGTTGGTAATAAATTGTTCCGTGTCATGAGAGTATCGGAAAGAGAAGCAGACTTAGGTATGGTTACAGCACAAATAAGTGCGTTAGAATATGACGCAGATGTGTATAGTAATCCTGCTATAACAGAAACACCGGATTTAGGTTTAGTAGAT